TTCTATCTCCATAAATCGTAATCTGCATAACTCTATCTAAAACTAAATGATAAGGTACCAAAATTTTCCTTCCTGATATTAAACTGTGACACTTAATTACATGAACTGCTCCTTTCTCAACGTAGGTCATATCTATTTCAAACATTTGTGATGATATCTTTGGCAATAAACTATGCATCATTTTAAAATCTAAACAATCAAAATTATCTGCAATATTCTTAACATTTTCTACAGTATTCAAACTAACCATGCCACCTTCTTTTACAAAGTTTTTGACGTGATAAACTAAACTGGTAACTAAAATCCCCAAAAACATTGCTACTGAAATTATACCTACTTCCTTTTTAAAATCAAAATTCGTAATTGCAAAGTTCGGTAGAATTGACAAAAAATCGGCAAACAAATTCTTACAAATACCCAACATGTAATCAAAATAACTTTCAACTAAAACTTCCTGCTTAACGATAAACTCCATATTTAAGTTGTTTATGCAAGGTTCCTCTTCCTCCACTTGCGCATGAAAAGGGTTATTTGATCTTATAAACTCTATATCCTCGCTTTTTAAACTATTATTTGAAAATTGTGATTTCTTCATCTTCTTAAAACCCATTACGACTGTGCTTAACCATACAAGCAAATCTGTTTGATTTTCTGTATCGCATGATGGAAGTAAATCCTCTTCTTCATTAACTAAAAATTTTTTAAAATCTTCTGGGAAATCATTAACAAATTGTTTGGTAACTATATCGTAATATTTAAATTTAATGGTTCCTTTCATGTCTGGTCCTACTCCTCTCACCTCTTCAAAATCAAAAACGTACCCTCTTCGCCACAAAGCTTCTGGTGTTTCAATACAGTCTTTGGCGGTAAAACCTTGCAAATTCGTAAAACAATTAGTTGTTAAGAAAATTAAATCACTATTAAAATACTTGGTTCCCTTCAAACTTGCCTCTGCACATTCTAATGGTAATTTCATCGCTGAAACCCAATTAATTAAAAATCTCCATTGGGACTTGCTCATCTGTCCTATATCATCCATATTAAAGATATCTTCATTATTGTAAGAATCATAATGATCCTTACCGTCTTCTGCTCCTTTAATGAGATGAGCATAATGAGTCAACCCTAAAACGGAAATTAATCTAGTTACTGTTACAGATTTTCTACATCCTGGGGGGCCTTGAAAAACAAAACAGCAAGGTTCTGGTCTAGAAGTTTGTTCATAAGAAACAACTCCTTTATAAATTCTTGTAAATTCATTACAAATATCCTGTAAAGGTTTGTTTTTTGCGAAAAACTTC